TCTATGGGAAACAATCCAAGAGCGAGACCAGTAGAAGTTTTTAATACAAAGTATTCGTGCGTTACTGAAGCAGTCAAGAAAACTGGGTTACACAAAGTCAAACTTAAAAAGCAGCAAAGTTTTCGCTACATTACAGAATAACCTCGTGAAGTTCAGCGACTCGCAACTTGGTAATATTGCCGAACATCCACGACATAGTTTTGAACCCCTCGACAATGGCATCGAACTTGCCGTACATCAGAGTTGCTTCAATAATCAATTGAGTGGTCTCAACGATGTCGCGTTCACCGCCAAGAAAAATTCGTTGATCAGTGGCGGAGAGAGCGCGCTGCCCCTTGCTGTAGTTCTTCAAGTGAATAGCTTCCAGCTTTGATCGGTAGTTTTCCAACCACTTCATCAGCTGCTTCATCTCTTGCGCCTTCTGATCGTAATGCGCTTGATGCTGTGGCAGGTTGCGTGCCAACAGTTCGAGTCGTTGCCCTTCAATATCGAAGAGCGGTTCAGCACTAGCGATGTCTTTTTCAGCTGCCGCAAAAATGTCGGGCAGCTGAGTTGCTAGTTGACTCTCATCAAGCGTAAAGAGAAAACTCATTCGTTGCCTTCATCGTAGTCGACACCAGAACCGTCGTCTGATTCTTCTACGTCGACAATATGAAACGACTGTGCATAACCGTCGTCTTCAATCATTGCGCCAATGTCTTTTGCTTGCAAGAGCGCTTCGCTTTGATGATCTGCTTCAATAGTAAAGCTGATAGTAACTTCAAATAATGCCATGATTTAGGTCCTTGAGATGATGAACTCTTCTGTTGAATAATCGAAATCGATTGTCTGCCCAGTTAGAAAATTGATTGAGGCGAAATCAGCAACCACGGCAGGTGAAGTACAAATTGTAACATCTGAAGATAGTGCTGTTGCGTTCGCAATAAGGTCAACGTGGTTACCGTTGATCATTGATCCAGTAACCGCAATTCTGAAAGGGGAGTTCGGCGAGCAGAGTTCAGAGATCTTGTTGCGTGCGTTGTGTGTGATGTTCATTGTCAAAAGGAATGGGGCATCATGCCCCATTCCAATAGAGCGCTAAAGGTTATTCAGCAGCGTCGTCTGCCTTCTTGGCAACGAGTGTGAATTCTTCAATTGCTGCGCGAACTGCCTTGTTCAGCTTTGCGGTGGATGTGAAGACTTCTGTCTTGTATCCGTTGTTTGCTGATGGGGCGTTGAGAATGTATCCGCTGTGAACTAACTGAATAGTGATAACGGATTCTGATGCTTGAGTTGCTGTTGTCATAAATTACTCCTGAGTTGGTTTGAGTTTGCGACCACGTTTTACCACGGCGGCAGTTGCTTCTACTTCATCTTGGTCTTGAATACCATCGATGTCTTCTGCCGATGCTTCTGGTTCAGCATTTCGTGCGATCATTGGATGGCACGCTGGATGTTGAATCAGCTTTTCGGCGATCTCAGCTGTGAGATCCTTTTCCTTGAAGGCGATCTTCTCGCCATTAACGTTAGCTACCCAAAGGAGCTTTTCGCCAACAGCGGTGCCCTTTGCGATGACGCCCATTTCTTCAAGCAGCTCCACGAGACCGCTGAATGGACTCATGCCTTTGTTGTATGGCACTTCAAGTTCGACCTTGGTGCCGAGCTTTGCGAAGCGAGACTTGTACGTCTCAAACCGCATACGAACACCAGTGACTTCGCCTTCTTCTTTCAACTTCAGCTTTGTCACGATGCCGATGATCGACAGCGAGAACTTAACAGAGTTGGTGATTGCCCAAGCACCGTCGCCGAGCATAATGTCAGCTGGGTAAACGTGGTCAGTCAGAAGCATAGCGATTGGGAGACGACCGATGTTACCAACGGCGAGTCGCAGCATTGCCTTACGACGCTTTGCCAATTGACCTTGGTCACCCTTAATAACACCCTTCTCATAGTTCTCCATTTCAGTGGAGGACGAGAGCATTGCGAGTGAGTCAAGAATGATCAGCGTCTTTTGAGCTGTCATATTGTCTTTGCCGTAGGTCTTCTTGTAACCGCTGAAGAATTCTGAGAGAACAGAGTTCACGTCTTCAATAGTGGCGACAGAGATGTAGGTCAACGCATCTTCAGCAATGTTGACACCGATCTTAGAAAGGTAGTCAACGTCGATAGCGTGCTCGGAATCAAGGTACACAACGTGATACCCTTCTTTTTGAGCTTGAAGCGCGAGATTGGAAGCGATAAATGATTTACCAGAACCAGATGGTCCCATAAAACCTGAAAGCTTGCTTAGCGGAATACCGCGTTTGAAGTCACCTGACAAAGCATGATTCAGCGCGTAGTTGCCAGTGCTCAACCACTCTTCAGTGGTCTTGATGCCGACTCCAACGCTATCAAGCTTTGCGACTTCTTTTTTGAATTTTTCAAGAAATGCTAATGCCATGAATTCTCCATGTGACATAAAACGAGGGTATCAGCTAGTGACACCCTCGAGATATGTGATTACTCTGCTTGAGCTGCTTTAGCTGCTGCGGCACGAGCGCGAAGTGTCTCTACAACAGACATCTTCTTCTCACCGCCAGCTGGTGCTTCACCTTCTTCAGCTTTTGGGGCTGGAGTTGCCGCTGGGGCTGGTGCTGCCTTTTCTGCCTTTGGAGCAGGAGCGTCGCCGTACTGAGAACCAGTTTGATCAGCGATCAACATGGCTTCGAGAACGTCACGAGACATACGCGCAGTGCGGTAATCTGCGAGGTTGAACAGGTCGAGCTTCTCGATCACGTCATCACCAACGTCAGTCTGCTTTGGAGCGAAACTGGAAGTTGTGTACGAAGCGAATTCGCCGGACTTGGACTTCTTGATACGGAAGTTGTAACCGCCTTTCAGTTCGAAAGGAGCTTCTTCCAGATCACCAGATTGGAACGCAGCTTGAATCTGCTTGAACACCGCTGGTCCAAACTCGATCAACTTTACCAATTGCTCGGCATCGTGTTCGATCGGTGTTTCCATCACGAGAACCTGACCGATGTACGACTTCTTACGGTAGTACTTCTTGCCGAGTTGTTCGTTGTGATCTGCGGATTTTTCGTCGTAGTAGCCTTGTGACAATGCGCAGATTGGGCAGTCTTCGCCGTACATTTTCAGGCACGGAACTTTTTCGCGCTTGCCATTAATCACGAGTTCGTGGGCGAGATTCTCAACCAGGAATCCCATTGGATTTTCTTCGTCGGCATCAGGGAGGAAACGAACTACGGACACTGTGTCCATATCTGCTTTCCAGAAGTTGAAGAACAATTTCCAGGCAGCTGCGTTACCGCCACCACCTTCGTTTGTTTTCTGTTTGAATTGCTCAGTGAGAGCTGCGAGGGATCGCTTAGTCATAATGTGTCTCCAAAAATTAAAATGTTGAAATTGTGCTACTCTTTCGTAGCACATCTATTTATACGGAATCAGCAGATGTTTAGCTGGATCGTATGACCTTGGGGCCGATGAGTGAATTGTAACAATTCTGGCAATTCTGGCGACCTGTAACTAGGTCTCGTTACAATTAGATTTGTGATAGGCAAATGCCCGAAAAGGATCCGAAGATCCTTTTCTTTTGTAAACCTAAAAATCTAGGTTAGAACGGTGAGATGATTCGAACCGAATCAACCTCAGTTGGAAACCAACACGACTCGACCGCCATGTAGATTTGGTGAGCACGATGCCGTGGCACGTCTTTGTCGTCTCGAGTTTTTTGACGATCCAGAGATGTCTTCTCGCTTACATAGAACTCGATTGACTCGATGCTGTACCCGTGCTGCTTCGCCGCTTGGATCCACTTTGAACGAGACTTGCGAGTCTGGTTTGTTCGATCCAGAATCAGCAGCGCACCTGACTCAACCGCCTTCTTCAGTTGGGCATTGGCATAGGCATCGTACTCTTTCGAGTTTGCGAAGCAATATTGCCAAGCATCAGCGTAATATTGTTTCGAGTCAATGCCAACATCGTCGCCAACCTTCATCGCGAAGAACTCCAGACGATAGGCATCCTCGCTGATCACGATGACAGGACAGTCAGCAGTCTCGATCATTGCCTTTGTGAAAGTCGACTTCCCAGCGCCCACAGGACCCTGAAGAACAAACATCACTTTCTCGTCTGGACTATCACCCAGCGGTTTCAGCGGCAGCGCATCGAACCACTGGATCCACTCACGAGTGCGCTCACGCTTTTCTTCGTGGTTGTCGGAGATGCGACCATTACAGTCAGACCACAGTTGATCGTAGAAACACTGAATATCGGCATCCAGCGTGTACGCCATCATCCGCTTGAAGTTCTCAACCTTGGTTGGATTCTTCAGACCGTATGGCAGGTGATGTTCAATGATGACCTTGATTTTGCGCACATCATTCCAGTCGTATCCTTGTGCGAAGAATTCTTCAGTCAGACTTTGATGTTCGCACATGAATGAGATGAACTCATTTGCCGAGATCGGTTCGTGTCCAGCATAGCGATGGTACGAAGTACCAGAACCGTCCTTGCGCTCCAGAGTTTCTTCAGATTCAGGTTTGCCGAAGTCGTGGAATAGCAGCGCCATCAGTGTCAGCATCTGCTCACGTTGTGTGCGATGGGATGCTGTTTCGGCGATGTAATGTTCGATACACATCGAGGTGTGTACTGCCACATTTGCTTCACGATGCCATTCGGACCCTTCAACAGTGTTGATCAGGGTTTGCCACTGCGAGGTCTTTCGAACTTGCTCGAAGTAGTGGTTGAAAAATTCGATTGTGCTCATTTCTTCTTTCGTTGAACAGTTACCTGTTTTGCGTTGATTGTCAAGTTGTTAACCGTGATTGTACCATTGACAACCTGGTTTTGTGTTGACTTAATTTTGGTTGACCGTTCGAAGTAGACAGTCAATGACCGCTCATAGGCACCAGAATAGACAGGCGTGTAAGAAATACCAGTCAATTCAAACCCATCAATTTTCATATTGGTGAGTAGCATCCAACCTGCTTTGCCGCCTGGTAATTTACACGAGGTAAGTGTTGTATTAAAATTATCTGACACCGCATTGAATGGGCAAACGAGGATTTCACCTTCTTGTGTAAACCAATTTCGCGATGCCTGAAAGAAAATGACCCGATGATCAGCTGAATAAGGGACAACTGCTGTTTGGGATTGTGTTGGCTGGTATGTGGTCGCGGCAAATGCCGAAGAACTCAATATGGCAATGGAGAGAAGGAGTTTTTTCATGTTAGTCAATTCGGGATTGGACGGTGATGTCCATGGTCGGGTAGAACTTTTTGATTGCGTCAACGAACGCTTTTGACCCAGCGAGCTTCGCGTCCATCCACTGCGTCGCGTTTCCGCTCGGGTTGTAGATGTCATAACCGCCTTCCATGCCAGTGCGCCCGATGTCTTGATCCTTCATCATAGCAACGAAGCGACCTTTGGCAGGGCGAATCTTGACCCAGGAGAATCCGCATGGGTACCATTGACCAGGATTTTCTTCGATCAGCTTTGCCGCTGCGAGCACTGCTGCTTGTCGCGCCACCGTGTAGGCGGCA